GTAGAGTTCATCGATGAGCGTCTGGAGGATAACTATGCTCTGGATGACATGCTGGAGTTCATCGATGAGCACAATGAGGATGATTTCTGCAACTATTATGAAGAGTATGTGCGTTGTGGTGAAGCGATCGGGTATGATGCAGTTGATGCCCTGATTGAAGAGATGGGCGACATGTCCTACATCGATTGCTGTGATGAGCGTTACCGTGGGTGTTACGATAACGAGGCAGATTTCGCTGAGGATTTCTATAACGACACCATGGATGTTCCTGACTGTCTGGTGATCGATTGGGAAGCGACTTGGGATCAGAATCTGCGCTACGATTTCACCGCTTGTAATGATGGTTCTTCCTATCGCCCTTGTCACATCTTTAGCGATAACTGATCACTCCTAACTAACACTCACAGGGGCAGAGATGCTGCCCCTTTTTTATGTCTCATTTTTGCCTGCCTCACCTGCCCGTCGTCAAGGCATCGGGGACAGTTGACGAACTGGCACTCCCTGCCCTCCGTTGGTGCCTGACCCATGCCTATAATAGGTTCAACAAGCAAACGACCCATGACCTTCGCCGTTCAACCCGCCTCCTTCTCCCAGTTCGATGAGCATGGTTGCGAGTGGGCAACTGACCTCGATCACGCTCGGGACCTCGCCTTCGATTGGAGCATCGATGAGGGTGGCGCTGCCATGATCGTATGGCGTCTTACCAGCGGCAACCCCATCAAGTGGTTGGAAGTGGTCGCCTGAGGGACTGTCCCTCCTGCCTCGTATCCTGTCCCCTGACCCTGTAGACTAACAGCATGAAAGAAAAGATCTTCACCCTCTCCCTCCGTGATCGCTGCCTCGCCCTCGCTGAGGCACAGGCATGGGAGATCAACGGCGACATCGATGCTGTGGATCCTGACGACCTCGAATCCTGCCTGGCAGGTCTGACCGAATCCAACCTAGAGGAGACGGCTGGCGAACTGGCACAACTCGCCGCCTGGTGCGCCTGATCACCCTCTATACTGATCTCAGTTCAAACGAAACGACCCATGACCGCCTACGCCTTCTACCGTGTGGAGCTTGACCGTGCCGATGGCAGCACCGCTGTAGAGTATCGCAAGCGTCGCAAGGCAACCACCGCTAAGGGCATGTCCCGCCAGCATGACAACGTGGTTAACGCTGTGATCGAAGAACTGCGCTACTATCGTGTGGAAGGGTGGAAGCGCCTCACCGTGACCCGTGTGCCAGCTGACGAGGTGACCACATACGCTCGCTAGGGGTCCGCCCCTGCCCCTATAATGACTTCAGTTCAGACAACCACCATGACCAACCCCAAGATCGACCTCGCCGCCATCATGGCAGACTATACCACCCGCTACAACGAGATGCAGGCACGGTCTGCCGCCAACCGCCTTGCCTTCGCTGAGGGTCGCCCTTTCCCCTTCCCTGCCCCTGAGTGCCAGTCGGGCAACTGGAACATCAGCGACCGCGACTGATCGCCTGACCCTGTAGAATTCTTCCATACCAAACGAACCGAGATCATGACCGCTTCCACCCTCTCCACTTTCAACGGTTGGGCAACTTACGAGACCTGGAATGCTGCCCTCTGGATTGGCAACGATCAATTCCTCTACAATACCGCCAAGGCATGTGTAGAGTACTGTGGCGACAACGAGACTCGCCACCTTGGCGGCACCCCTGATGGTGTGGCATGGGATAGCGTCGCCATCGATGCAGACGAGATGAACGCCATGATGGTCGATCTCTGAACCGCACACTAGGGGGGTCTCTGTTGCCCCCCTTGCCTGTAGACTAACCTCAGTTCAAACAAAGCACGTGCCCAAGCGCAACCCCACCGCCTTCCGCCTCGCCTCTGACCTCAGCACCCGCCAGACAGGATGGGTCAGCAGCAACACCCTAGAGGGTCAGGCACACAGCGCCGCCATGATCGCAGGCGTCTTTGCAGAGCACCATGCACAGGAAGCGATCGACCGCCTGCCCACGTTCGGGTGAGGGGTCGCCCCCCCATCCTACCACACCCCATTTCTCTACACTCACTCATGACTGACAAGCAGTTGCAGAAGATCGCAAAGATCAACGGGTGGATTAAACAACGCAACGGGGCAAAGCATCAGCTATGGGAGCATCCTTCAGGCAAGATCATCACTCTCCCGTACAAACCAAAGCAACACACAGCGGTGCTACTAAGTAAGAAGTTGGCAGCAGTCTGACAGTATATCTGGGGGCAGTTATTTGCCCCCCCTTTGTTATACTTAAGGGGGCCGAGCGAAATGTTTGGGTCCCTCCTAACCTACAAAAGTATCCCAGCGACCGATAAATATTTCTGAAAACCCCAGTTATAAAAAAATTCGCCCAGAAAAAAATCATGGAAAAACCCGCGTTTGAAAACTTTGATAATATTCTAAGCAACTTTGACGCCTTCTGTGACGAGTTTGAAACACGCGCCGCAGAGGCATTCTTGAGAGGAGATCAAAATGATGGAAGAGTCACAAAAGCAACAGCAGAAGTTGGAGCAAGCACTCCTAACGCTGTCCGAGAGATTGCAGAGCCTGGACCAACGGATATCGCAGTTGGAGCGACCCACGTTGATGTACCGCCGTCCATCGGGTAGGGACTACGAAAGTCTCTCAGAAACTCTAGATTATTTGCATAATAATGTAGAAGGAATTAAGAAAGATTTGTTAAGAGTCGCAAAAGTAGTCTAATGGCAGTACCCTGGATAAACCTCCTAGCACCCTCGATGGGGGGCATAGGACCAATTGAGTTGAGTGACTTAGATAGACTCAATAGACTCACCGCCAAGAATGGGATCCCATTTTATGCTGGGAGGTTTTATCCAAAGGACTCCCAGGCAATTTTAAATGGTTTACAACTTGGTTTGTTCTCAGAGACCCCACCGTGGCTTACGTGGGAGGAGATCATACCTACTCAGATTTGGATGATTCCTGTATTTGAGGACGAGAGGATTGTCTCTACGCTAACTTCCATAGAGAGGATTGACTTTTGGCCTCGTTCGGAATCAGATAATCTTCCAGAGTTCAATCCAACAGAGTTTGATGAAGAGCAATTAATTGCATTAAACATCCGAGACTTCGATAATATTGACCCAGGCATTCAGATCAATCAGAATGTTATACCTCCTGTCTTTGCGGCAGGATATGTAGGTATTTCTGAAGTCAAAGGGAGGGTCACCGAATGGCCTTTTTATGATCAGGGATTTACATTTATTAACAAAAAGGAATATGGGGAACCTAAGTATCTTTTACAAAGTTATTATAACACCGATACACCTCAGCAGCAGCGCGACGATTACTCCGAGATTGTAAAGGTTCGAATGCGCGATGCTTTTTATGTTAGGAATCCAAACATAACGAGTGGGAATTATCCAGAGTATCCAATTAATCAAACTACTGGTGATCCCACAGGAATGACCAGAGTTATATTAGATCCAGATTATAAGAAGTGGGCAATCTACGATAAAGATAATGCAGAGAAATATGGAAGTAGTGAGTGGCGTAAGATAGTAGCTCCAGCGGGAAGTACGCCGAAGGTTGGATCCTTTGCTGAGATAAAAACGAGTGCGTTGGACACCATGGTAATCACCATTAAAACGTCCGCTATAACCGTTGTAATCCCCGACGCGAGCCCTTTGCCTGGTAGTGTAGCAGAACTCGGTCAACTCGCCTTAGAGACGCTTGGGAGCAACTTAACGAACAATATATGGTACTTCTATCTACCCGTAAGATATGACGGTAGAATACCAGCAAAGAGAATTGAGTTCCTTCTAAATAAAGCAGGCATCAACAAAGTTGATAATCCAAACCACGTATTCACAACAGAATAATGGCAATACCAATTGGAGTATTAGGAGTCTATACCAATCATGATATTCACCCTGTTGTGATTCCAAATCCAGCTCCTGCTGGAGTATCTTCAAATGTGGTTGTAAATGGTCGCCCAGCACATCATGTTGGCAACACATTTATACCACATAAGATTCCATTACCTGGAGCAGTATTGCACTCTGATGTGTTGGTAACTGGTCATCCAACAGTATGGTGTAATGGAGCTCCAATAGCGGTTATTGGTAGTGTAACAAATGAAGGCGCAGTTGTGGTCTCATCAAGTATTAATGTTTTCCTTGGTGAATTTTAAACCAATTGTGCTATAATACATAAGTCAGTTGATCAAATATTATGGCAGCAAAATCTAAAGTTGGTCTTGTTAAGTCTGGTTACACTCCAGGTAAGCCTAAAAAGACTCGCCAAGGTCGTTCACAGAATACTCACCTTGGTGCAAGTTCACGAAATGGTCGTACTAAGCGTTATCGCGGACAAGGTAGGGGATGAAAAAACTACTGTTCATTTCTCAAGATAAGGAAATGGCACTCATTCAGGAGATGTCATACAAGATCAAAATGTCTGATTGGGATATTCATCCCTCTAAGACTTGTTTCTTGTGTGTCTCTCCTGATTACTCTGGTATTGTAACTCAGCATCTCTCGCACTCATTATCCATGGGTCGGGAGATTTTTCATATAGAGGCTGTGAATGTACCATTTCCAGATGAGTCTCCACATCATTATCGAATTGATTTTTCGATTAATTTTCAAGAATGGATGGAACGTTGGGATAATTTTGTATTAATTGAAGCAGGTGTTATCCGTGGTGGTAACTATAAGTGGATTACAGATGTCATGAAAGATCTTGCTTCTTATAAAAAGTTTTACACCGTTTCATTATGTGAAAATATTGGGAGTAAATATAAGAGTGACATGGTTTCACTCTATTATGATGATAGCGTGGAGGATTTGCATTTTTGGTGGGAAAAACCGAATAATCATTGGTCATAGGGATAGCAACCCCAAAAAAAGTTCTGTTTCACCTTTCCGTATGGGAGAAAAACAATGGGACTATTTCCAGTAGATAAAAGCAACGAATTTATTGAGGAAGGCAGAACGCTGATCACAGAAACAGACAGCGAAAAGCACCTCAAAGCGTACAATAAGATGAAAAGGAAGGAAGATCTATATCCACTTCCAGAAGACCGCTACGAGCGCCCCTGTGGCGGTCCTGGTGGATTTGATGACTTTGTGGAGCGTTGGCACGAGTGAATAAATAATATCAGCGTATTGCTGTGTCTAAATGCCAACCTTTCAGACATTCAAAGATTTGAGTGTTACTTTTAAGAAGAATCCCGTAACCGATGATTTGGTTGTGGTAAAAGATAAGGCGGCTATCATTCAATCGATTACCGCCTTGCTTCTTACTAGGAAAGGAGAAAGACCATTTCAACCTCAACTTGGTTGTGGCATTCAAAATGCTCTTTTTGAACCTCTTGATTATGCATCCGCTGGTTTAATCCGTTCAGAAATTGCTGAGGTTTTAAACAGATATGAACCAAGAATTCTGATTGAGAATATTGTAGTCAGACCAGATGAGATGAATAATGGGTATGAGGTAGAATTATTTTTCAGGATTGTTGGCAGAGATGACATACCAGTAAGCGTAGAATTCTTCCTAGAGCGTACTCGATAATGCCATACATACAGGTTGCTAATTTAGACTTCGATGATATCAAGACGGCTTTGAGGGAATATCTCAGAGCACAGTCTGATTTTACCGATTATGATTTTGATGGATCGGCATTATCGACGATTATCGATACTCTAGCGTATAATACTTACTATACAGCATTTAACACCAATATGGTGGTAAATGAACTGTTTATCGATTCTGCTACCCTCAGAGACAACGTGGTAGCAATTGCAAAGCAACTGGGTTATAGACCCAAATCGATTACATCACCAACCGCATATGTTTCCTTTACTGTGACATATGCAAACCCAACTACAGACACAGAACTGTATTTGAAGAAAGGTACTGGTTTTATTGCTTCTTTTGACAATACTATCTACCAGTATGTGGTATTGGATGACGTAAAGGCACAAGTATCAAACAATACTGCAGTATTCACAAATGTTGCTGTAAGAGAAGGAAATCAAATTGTTAGCACTTTTACAGTAAATTCATCGTCAAGATCACAAAGATTTGTATTGGATAATACAAATATTGACACAAACACCATCAGAGTAAAGGTATTTCCAACTGGTGGATCTTTTAATGAGCCATACTTGGTGGCAAATAATATTATTGGTATTGATGGCAACTCTAAAATTTTCTTTATCGAAGAAATTGAAGATCAGAGATACGAGTTGCTTTTTGGAGATGGTGTTCTTGGTAAGAAACTAGAAGATGGATCAATAATTGAAGTTTCTTATCTAAGAACGGCAGGACCAGAATCAAATGGAGTTAGAACATTTGTTTTTAGTGGTGTTCTAGAAAATCCTGACGGAGTATCTCCAAATGTTTTTGATGTAACTATCAATTCCACCGTTGCAGCATCTGGTGGAGAAGAGTTAGAATCAACTGAAAAGATCAGATA